GTGATGGAATTAGATTGTCATGTGTTGCATATTGTTCAACAGATGTTGCAACAAAAGGTCAAGGTGGTAAATCGGAAAAACCTATTGGTCAACATGCAAGTAAGTATGAAGAGAAAGGTAGTTTAGAAGCATTTTTATGAGACTATACATTCCAACATTAGGTAGGTCAGATAAACAAATTACATTTGATAATCTTCCAAAGTTCCTACAAGATAAAACTACATTAGTTGTTCAACCACACGAAGAACATTTATATAATGGTTATCCAATTTTAGTCCTTCCAGAAGACTGGATAGGAATATCTAGAACTAGAAAAATAATTATGGAACATGCTGATGATTCTCTATTTGGAATGTTAGATGATGATATTGAATTACGAAGAAGGTATTCTGAATCACCAACTAAAAGACCTTTAACAGAAGAAGATTGGCATGAGTTCTATGATACAACTATTGAATGGTTAAATACTGATTGTACTTTTGCTGGGATTCGAAGAGGAAACTTACCACCAGTAGGAAAAGATACAATGGAAAATACAGAAACTATTGTTGCAACATTTTACAATGGTTCTAAACTTCCAGATTTGGATTCGTTAATTTGGAATCATGATTTAATTAGTGAGGATGTAAATTTACATTTACAATTATTACTTCAAGGTCATAAAAATAGAGTCTGGTGTAAGTTTGGATATGTTGGTAAGTGGGCTCAAGAAGGTGGTTGTCAATCTGGAGATAATCCAAGAACAGTTGACCTAATCAATAGAAGTCATGAAAGACTTATAGAGTTATATCCAGACTTTGTTAAGTATGCAACAAAAGATGGAAAGATTAGACTTGCAGAACATTCTGAGTTTACTGGATTTAAAAGAATAAAAGTTATGTATAATAATGCACATAGAAGTGCAAGTGTAGGAAGGTTAAACTTCGAATGAAAATTGCAATAGTAATGGGAAGAGGAGTTGAGGGTTGTGGTGTAACCAAGTACTGCGTTGAGTTAGAAGATTGGTTAATTAAAAACTCTTATGATACAACTGTCTATGCATCTAAAGATAAGAAGTGGTCAAGAAATGATTCACATACTTTTCACAATTTAGTTCATGTCCATTTTGGTCGTGATGATTTTGATGAGGTTTATGAAGGATGCAAAGAATCAGATATAATAATTTTTAATTCTCTTCCATCTGTTAGTCATAGTAAAGAATGCATTGAAAACTTTTCTAAACTATTTGATTTAAAAACTAAAAAGGTTTCCATACAACATGACCATAACATATCATCACTTAGAAGAAATGTTTTATTACAAGAATCATATGAAAAGGTAGACTATATCTTTACACATTCTCAAACTGGTGATTTTGCAGAAATGGTGAACACACCAAATCTTTTTGATTTGGATGCAGACAGAACGATTCACTTAATGCAGCCTGCAATATCATTTTCAAATTACAAGAAGTATTGGAAAGGAATTGAGGAACAAGATGCACATCATCATAAATGGATAGGTAGAACTTCAAGATGGAAAGGTTATGACTTGATGATTAGATTCCATGATGAGTATTTAAAAGGTGCTGGTCATCTAACTACATTAGAAGGGATAGAACGAAGTCCAGTCTTTATAGAGTTTAAAAACCAATATGACTTTTACAATGAAATAAACTCAGATGTAGATGAAGTAGATTTACTAGAAAGGTATGGTGATAAAGTTACAGTGTTTGGTCAATATGTAAATGATGAGTTATTAGAAAGATTATCTTTATCTTCTTATGGATATCAGTTGAGTCTTCTAGGAGAAAAGTATATGGCAAAGTCTTTAGAGTTTACACATTTAGAACCAGTTGCAGTTGGGGCAGTTCCAGTTTTTAGAAAAGAATATGGAGACCTTTGTATTCATCGATACTACGATAAACCCTTGACAGATATCGATAACAGTGGGACAATATGGTTATCGGAAAATAATATGGAAGAATGTAAAAACCTAATAGTAGAACTTACAAATGATAATGATATGAGAAATGAATATAGAAAGAATGCTTTAGACTTTTATTCTTATTATGATTCTGATTTTGTTTTTAAAGATATGATGGATATAGTATTATGAAAGTAGGATTTACATGTGGTGCATTTGACTTATTACATTCTGGACATGTAGTAATGATGAAAGAAGCAAAAGATAATTGTGATTATCTTATTGTAGGATTGCAAACAGACCCATCAATTGATAGACAAGAAAAAAGTCAACCAGTTCAATCTGTATATGAAAGATTTATACAACTAGATGCAATCAAGTATGTTGATGAAATTATACCTTATGATACTGAACAAAGTTTACTTGATTTACTAGAAGCAACAAAACCCATCCACTTAAGATTTATAGGAGAGGACTGGGCAAACAAAGAATTTACAGGGAAAGGACTTCATGAAATCTACTATACTAGTAGAGAACATTCCTTTTCAACTACTAACCTCAAAGAAAAAGTGATATCCCAAAAATGAATCCATTTGATTTCGTGAATGCAGTGACCTTTACCAAGAAAGATATCATGGTAGATGATGTATCACGCAAGTCATATTCACCTTTTCTTACCAACAAAAGTCTTAGTTATCACCAAGACTGCATTTTATATGTTAACGAAATGAACTCGAAATCTCACCTAGATTCGACTCTTCAATTTCATTATTTCCTAAATACTTTAAGGAAAAGAAAAAGGTTCTCCAAATGGAGTAAACCTAGAGTATTGGAAGATATGAAAGTCATTGCAAAATATTATGATTGTTCAATGACCAAAGCAGAGGAATACCACAAGATTCTATCTGCAAAGGAAATAAAGATAATGAAAGAGAGAATGAATAAAGGTGGGAGACAGTAAATGAGTTATGACCTCTCCAACATGGTAGAGGTAGAGTTAAAACAACAGGATGACTTCTTAAAAGTAAAGGAAACACTTACTCGTATAGGTGTTGCATCTCGTAAGGAAAAAATACTTTACCAATCTTGCCATATACTTCACAAACGAGGTAGATACTTCCTCGTGCATTTTAAAGAATTGTTCTTACTAGATGGTAAGGATAGTTCTCTAATCGAATCTGATATTGGTAGAAGAAACTCTATTGCCAGACTTTTAGAGGAATGGGGATTGTTAAAAGTTATTTCTAACAACCACACAGACCCAATTGCACCAATGTCCCAGATTAAAGTTCTTCCACATAAAGAAAAGAATGAGTGGGAACTTGTACCAAAGTACAACATAGGTGTAGTAAATAAATGATATCAGACCATTATAACTTACCAGAACAGCGATTATTATTCGCAGAATTCTCTAGAGCTGCTTATTGGAATCAAGCAGATGCAAAGATGTATGGTAAAGGAAAAGGTATGAAAGCACATAAACTATTTGATATAGATGGTGCTCAAGTTCATGTATGGCACAACAATGATGATTTAGTTATTGCAGCCAGAGGTACAGAACCTTCTGAAATGAACGATGTCTATGCAGACTTAGAGATATTCAAAGAAGATTCTTTTACAGGAGTCGGTCAAATCCATCAAGGATTTAGAGGTGAAGTCGATAAAGTCTGGGAACATGTACTTGCAAGAGTAAATAGATTCGGTAAAGACAAAAAGATTTGGGTATGTGGTCATTCACTTGGTGGTGCAATGGCAACATTACTTGCATCTAGACTAGAGTATGTTGAACACACAGATGTCGATACTTTATTCACATATGGTTCTCCAAGAGCTGGAGGCCCTAAATTTTCTAAATGGTGTGATACACATTTAAACCATCAAAGACATGTAAACAACAACGATGTTGTACCTTGCGTACCTACAGTGTTTAGATGGAGACATAATGGTAAATGTATTTACATCAAATCAAATGGAGAGATAACTAATCTTGGTCGATGGTCTTGGGAAAGAATCAGAGATAAAGGTTGGGGATTGCTATCTACTATCATCAAGGGTCGTTTAGACTTTGTTGCAGACCACAACATAGATGATTACATAAAACATCTATCTAATGCAGTCAAATGAGTTTCTTATTAACTCTTGCACTTAAATCAATCTTATCTTCTGTTATCGGAAGTTCTTTTTATAAATGGTTTCAATCAACTAAACTGGGTATCTGGTTTCAAAACTATGTAAATGGAATGATGGCATGGATTGCAAATCGGTATGATATCGAAGTTGCAAAGAAAGAGGCAAAATGGAGACAAGATTATCCATTACTATCCCAGAGGATAGATTCAATAGAAGAAGATTTAGATGACTTGTATAAGAAAGTTAATTCTAAGACTTAGACATACCTGCAGCCTTACATACTTTATGCATTCTGCCACATTTCATAAACTTATGAAATTTATTTAATATTTTACTCATTGTATCAATCATACATATATTTATGTCACACAACTGTCACATTTGTCATAGTTTTGTGACAATTTAAGTATAAGTTGTAATTATTATAAATACTATAACTATGCCAGTAAAGTATAAACAATCTCATGTGCAAGTCACTAGAGGGTCTAAGAAGACCCAAGTGATTCATCACTATATGAAAAATCAGTCTTTGAAAGAATTATTAGAATGTTATAATAATGCTTCAACGAAACCAAAACTCAGACAGAAAGTAAAGAACGAGTTGATTAGAAGAAAGGGATTGGGTCTAGTTAATATCATAACTAGAGATGAAGCTGGTAATGTATCTGAGTTCAAATAGAGGAAAATCTTATGGATTTTATCAAAGGAAGACTTAAGGAACTATCTACTTTAGATGGTGCTGTTATAGTCGGAATCTCACTCGGTGTACTATTACTCGGCCCTATGGTCAAGTGGATGGCTTGGGCAGGACTTGCTTATGGAGCCTATAGAATACTCACAAAAGAAAGCTAATATCGAACTGACTGACTCTGCAATTATACAATTGTTGAAAAGGACAGAGGATAAAGGTGTCTCTGAGATAAGGTTAGGAATCACTGGTGGTGGTTGTGGTGGATATGAATACATATTTGATTACAACTCTTCCAGTGACCCTTCTGACCAAGTATTAGACTTTGGTAAATTCTCTATTCATATAGACAACATGTCTGTACCTTACCTTAATAATCTAGTTCTAGATTATGTAAAGAATGGAATTCAAGAAGAATTCACATTTACAAACCCAAATGTTACTGCATCATGTGGTTGTGGTGTATCTATGACCTTTTAATTTGGTAATATTACCATTTTAAGACCTCTCCAATTATAAATACTTACGAACAGGAGAGATTATGTCTTTATTGAATTTTATGAGTGAAGTGGGTGTTCCAATTTTTGGAGCAGTCGTTATGGCGTTTTTCATATTTTTAAGTATGAAATACATCTTTGATTCTGTTATTGGACAAATTAAAAGTACTGAAAATATTATAAAAATGTTGGAAACTCGTGCTTCAGTCATGAATAACGACATATTAAGAATCGATTTACTTGTTAGTAGTGCATTGGAGTTGACTCCACCTATTGACAGGGTTGCAAGAGCTGAAAACTTTGTAGAGGATGGAAAAATCGATGCAAGAAGAGATTAATGGAGAAGATTGCCCAAATAATAGCAGAGTTCGGATTCCCAGTTGCAATGGCACTGGGTATGGGTTACTTTATCTATTTCACATGGAAGTTCATTACTGTTGAAGTGAAACCAGCATTAGGTCGAATGTTTGCAAGTTCAATCAAACTAACTGACCAGCTAAGAATGTTAGACCAAGATATGATAAGACTACAGCAAAAAATTAATGTAGTTTTAGAGTATCGTGAGCGTCAAAAATACATTGATGAGGAAAAGGAAAAAGAAGAATGAAACTAGTATTACCAATATCGTTTTTAATATTAATTTTTAGTTTCTCTGCACATGCAGATGAAATTAAACACCAGTTTAAGAATCCATCGTTTTCTGGAATAGGGACAGGCGCACATTATCTTACGATTGAGAACCAAGAGTTCAGCAGAAAGAAAGCAATCGAAGATGCACTTGAGTCTGCAAGAAAAGCTGCAGAAAGAGAAGCAGATAATACAACCCTTGCAAAATTCATTAGAAATTTAGAGAGCAGAATTTATGCTCAGATGGCAAAACAATTAGTTGAATCTATGTTTTCAAATGATAACCCAGTAAGATTTGGGTCATTTGTTTTAGAGGGTTCTACAGTTACATATGAGGTTATTACCAACGAAGATGGTACAGAGTTTATTAGAATGACTATTATTGACCAAGAAGGGTCATCGACAGTCATCGAAATACCAATAGGTACAGGTTACTTTGGAGATGATGGTTCTGGTTCATCTGATGGTGATGGAGGCGGTTAATGAAATGGTTTGCCATACTAACTCTTGCAATCTTAACAGGATGTGCATCAACACCTAAGTTCTCGGAGAACCCAGCTGATTGTGCATATGAGACTGGAAGATTTGATGAAGGGTTTGGTAAAGATGTCGTTACTGGAGTTGCAAAAGCATGGACACGACAATACATTTGTGTTGAAAGTCCAATAGTTGTAAAACTTCCAGCATATCTGGAACTATTAAACTTACCACCAGCAAAGGAAAAACCTATTGTTGCAGTATATAAGTTTCAAGATTTAACAGGCCAGAGAAAACAGCTAGACCAGTACGCATCGTTTTCAACAGCAGTAACTCAAGGTGCAGATGCAATGTTAATAGATGCATTAAAGACTGCTGGTGGTGGTACATGGTTTAGAGTTGTAGAAAGAACAGGATTAGACCACCTAGTAAGAGAAAGACAAATTATTCGTTCTGCCAGAAAAGAATGGGCAGATGCAAAAGGTGAAGAAGCAACAGGTATTGCTCCCATGCTGTTTGCAGGCATGATTATAGAAGGGGGCGTGATTGGTTATGATACTAATATCAAGACTGGCGGAAAAGGTGCTAGAACACTTGGTATTGGATTTAGTAAACAGTATCGACAAGATGCTGTAACAGTTTCAATTAGAGCTGTCTCTGTTTTAACAGGAGAAGTTTTATTAAATGTGCAGACTCGGAAAACTATTTTGAGTTATGGTTCTGGAGGCGATGTGTTTAGATTCATCGAGGAAGGAACTCAACTGATAGAAATCGAGGATGGAGTGGGTAATAATGAATCGGTGACATACGCAACACGAAGTGCTATTGAGGCAGGAGTGTTGGAATTAATATACCAAGGCCACGACAGGGGTTATTGGATAATAGAGGAAGGTCATAGACATCCTCACAATAGTGATGGAACTAATGATAAACATGCTGTGGACGCATGGTATGATGAAGTTGAAAAAATCACAGGTGAGGAAATAGAGCCTTTCGAGGAGCTTGAAGAAAATGAAGAAACTAATTAGTTTTTGCTTAATTGCACTAATGTCGACTAACATTCTTTTCGCACAAGCGACTGATGATAATGAAATTAGGATAGACCAAGAAGGGGACACTTTAACCCTCTATATTGACCAAGTAGGATTCGGCAACAAAGTTGCAAACAACTCAGCTGCTGATGAAAAAATGGTTATAACAGGTACTACGCTTACTATAGATATCGACCAGATTGGTAATTCGAATAAGATATTCGGGCCAATAATACTAGATACATCTGATTTAGATTTATCTTTTACAGGTGACTCTAATGTTCTAGATTGGAATATTGGTGCTTCTGGTTCTGCTGATGATTCAGTATATGATATCACAGTTACAGGTGATTCGAACACTTGGGATTTAGACCAAGGCTATCAGTTTAGTGCAGAGAGATTAGATTTGGATATGACCATTATTGGTAATTCAAATGTTTTTGACTTAGACTTTGAATCGGATGATAACACTTTTAATTGGGAAATTACTGGTGACAGTAACAACCTAAATGTATTAATGAAAGATGGTGCTCATACTCAGACTGTAGATTATACAGGTGATGGTGGGGATATTGATATTAACCAAGTATCTGGAACATGTGTTTCTGGTGCTGGTAATTCATGTGCAAGTCCAGATGCGAAAATCATCATGGATATAGATTCTGATAATGCAACTATTCAAATTAATCAAAAAGATTCAGCTAACGACAGTTAGTGTATTTCTACTTATGGGGTCTGTCTATGCACAAGACCCCATAGGAGATATAGTTGAATCTACAGGTGTAGGTGGTATCGTTAGGAATAATGAAAGACTACCTAGTCAAGTAGGTTCAAATATAGTTTTATATGATGAGGCACGAACAGTAAATGGTCGTATGTTAATTGAGTTCTTAGATGAAGAAGAACTTGCATTGACAGAGCATACAATCGTGTACATTGATGAAGTATATTATGACCCTAATCCTAGTAAATCTAAGATGGCAATTAGAATGGCTCAAGGAACAGCAAGATTTGCATCTGGGAAAGGGAACAAAATAAAGAAGGCAAATATATCGGTATCAACACCGACTGCCCAGATTGCCATAAATGGCACAGATTTTACAACTACAATTGATGAACTTGGTAGGTCACTTGTAGTTTTGCTTCCAGATGAAGATGGTTCTGCATCTGGAGAGATAGTGGTAAGTAATGAAGGTGGTGAAATGTTATTGAATCAACCTTACCAAGCAACTATGGTGTCATCATTTGAAACACCACCAACAGTTGCAGTAACGATACAAAACATTACACCTAGTATGATTAACAATATGTTTATCGTTAATCCACCACAAGAGGTCAAGGTTGCAATACAAGAACAAGCTGCAGATGACCTAGATAAAGACCAAGGCATACTTGATGTAGATTACTTAGAGTTCAACGATTTAGAAACAGATGAACTTAAAGAAACAGAAGAAGATTTAGAGTATTCTGCATTGGATATAGATGCATTAAATGTAAATCTATTAGTTGATGTACTAGATGTCATAGAGGCATTAGATAAGAAAGTAAGAGGTTCTGGTTCATCTGGTGAAACTAGTGGTAGTATCGGAACTTTCAGAGTTGATGGTGCAAAAATAGGATTAAATGCAGACTCACAATACAATGTATTTATTGAAGATGAGAAATTAGTCTTCTTTAGAGATGTAAATGGAGTCATAGAGATTTCGTTTGATAGTGGTTCAAATGTATATCTACAAACAATAGTAGAAGGATATGAGGGAGTAATCCTCATAGGAGATGGAGATGATTCACAAATTATTATTAATCAGTCTAATTAGTATTGGGTTACCAGTATATGCAGGGCCTAGTGATGACAACCATGTTCATGTAGAACAAGTTGGTGGAAGTGGTGATGATTTATCACTTACAATATCACAAGTAGGATATGGAAATACAATAGACTTTTCGTTTGCACATTCTGGTAATGTATTTAACTTATCACAAAGTGGTAGTGATAATTCTATCTCATGGGTTTCATACTGGGGTTCTGGTAAATCGTGGGGTGGTGATGTTGATGGAACAAACAACAATGAATCTGTTCAACAATTAAATGGTGCAACTTATGGGAGACACATCTGGGGTAATAGTAATGATGTAGACATTTATCAAAATGGAACACATACACATAATCTAGATATCCATGCAAATTCAGTTGAACATGAACTTTGGCAAGAAGGTACTGGAAGTCATTACAATCATACTTATTTTTATGGAACTACTTCTGGTTCAGACACTAACATATTACAAAAAGGTGATGCAAATCATAATTCACAAATTAGATTACAGGGAAGTCAACCTACAACATTAAACATAATACAACAAGGTAATACAAATCAAAGTTATACATTAACTCAGAATTGCCATACATCTGGTGGATGTACTGTAAATGTAACTCAAGGTAACTAAAGGAGTTATTTTGAGTGGAAAATCCCAAACCTAAAAGAGACTTTTCTACTCTCGTAAGAATGCCATATCAAGATGCAATTGCATTGGTACTCAGAACTATGGATTATCATAATTTGATGGCAATTCAATCAACAGATGAACACTACAAACAATTTCATAAAAAACAACATCAAAGACTTATGGATTGGATGGTAGATATGAAAGACTATATAATAGAACTGGAAGAGGAATTAAATGTATAATTGGAAAACAGTTCTAATCACATTAGGTGTATTAGTTGGTTTCAAAATATGGTCACCTTATCTTGTAGAAAACATCAAGTGGTCTTACTTTGATGTACTACATCAACAGAAAGGTGAAAAACTTGTAGAAGATATTGTACTTGTTGATATCGATGAAAAGTCATTAGACAAGTATGGACAATATCCTTGGCCTCGTAATATCTATTCAGATATCATGTTGGAATCACATTACACCAATACTCATGTATTTACACAAGTATTCAGTCAACCAGATAGATTTGGTGGAGATGAACAATTTGCAGAAGGTCTTGTTAATAGATTAAGTATTCTATCTGCAGCTCCAACAAGTCAAAAGGATACTGGTTCTGCACCTTATGTAAGAACATCGGTATTCGGTGGTGGAAATATCGGAGATGTTATCTGGGACTTTTCTGGGATGTCTGCACCTATCAAAGTACTACAAGATAACACTTATGGTGTAGGAGTGACAGTTACAACACCACCTATACCAGACACACCAAACTTTGATGGAACTGTTCGTTCTGCACCTCTTATCGTATCTGCAAATGACCAGATATATCCATCGGTTGCACTTGAAACACTTCGTGCATTTTATGACCAACCTAATTATCAAACTAAAGTTACACCAGAAGTTGGTATTGAATGGATACGAATGGGTAGACAACCACCTATAGAAACTACATCTACCTCAGATGTTATGATTACATATTGGAATAAGTTCCAAAGAGTGAGTGCATCGGAACTAGATGAATCATACCAGAACAAAATACTTATCTGGGGGATGACAGCAGAAGGATTTAATAATCCAGTTTCTACACCATATGGTGTCATGTATCCTCATGAAGTACAAGCTAACTTACTCCAAACTGTACTTTCTGGTGATAGAATCCAAAATAATTTTCTTATAGATTTTGCAGAAATATTTCTGGTTACTTTTCTGGGACTTCTGGTCTTATTAATGGTATATCAGTTTCCAACATATCTATCTGGTATTGCATCAATGACTGTAATAGGTTTTTCAGTTGCAGTATCTTACTGGATATGGATAGAACATCTCATACTATTTGATGCATTGTATTCTGCACTTACAGGTTTACTTGTATTTGGACATGCATCCTTCAACAAATACTTTGTAACCTACAAGTTAAAAGAACAAATCAAAGGTCAGTTTAAGAAGTACTTATCACCAGAGATGGTAGATAAGCTTGCAGAAAACCCAGAACTATTGAAACTTGGTGGTGAGAGAAAAGAGATGACATTCATGTTCATGGACATATGTGGGTTTACTCCAATAAGTGAAGCCTATAAAAACAAGGATGACCCAGAGGGATTGGTAGAACTTATCAATAGATTCTTAGATGTTCAGACCAAGATTATAATAAATAATAATGGAACAATTGATAAATATATGGGCGATTGTATAATGAGTTTTTGGAATGCCCCTCTAGATTGTGAAGACCATGCAGAACTTGCTGTCAAGTCTGCATTAGAAGTCTTACAAGCAACAAAGGATTTGAATGAAGAACTTAAACCTCTCAACTTGCCTCCTATTAATGTGGGCATTGGTATCTCCACAGGCGAATGCATCGTTGGAAACATGGGGTCAGAAATTAGATTTGACTATTCAGTCATCGGAGATGCAGTCAACTTGGGAGCTAGACTCGAAGGTCAAACAAGAAATTATGATGGGGTTGACTTGTTGTTATCGGAAAGAACTTATCAATTATGTCCAGACAGAGCATTCTCAGAAGTTGACAGAATCAATGTTAAAGGGAAATCAGAGAAGGTTACAATTTACACTACATGAACCAATAACTGATTGGCAATGGACTGCATTCGTAACACTTCAAGTTCTTGATATCTATACTACCTATAAAGGATTACAATACAATTGTGTTATAGAACTAAATCCTATACTGGGTGAACAACCCTCAGTAATGAAAATGGGTGCAACAAAATTTGTTGTACTTTATCCA